GTTACATTAGTCGATATTCTTAAAACGTTAGCTCGACGAGTGTCATCGCTAGAAGACCAACTCCGCATGACGCAAGGCAACGTCGAAACTCTAGCGCAAGAGAACGCGAATTTGTCCGCTAAAGTTAACGAAACTCGTGAACTTACCGAAATGGCGTTATCGGATATCGTATTCCTAGACGAGCGTACTATGGCGCATAACATTTCGGTCAATTTGCGTATTGATCGTGAGGCTGACGTTAGTTCGATTGCGGAAGTGTTAACGAAATTAACGAAGGGTGGCGGTGTTTATTGAATTCGTTAAAAATAGGCCTAACCGGAAAAGCTCGCAGCGGAAAAGATACGGTCGCTAATTATTTAGTCGAACGCCATCAATTTAAACGAGTAGCATTCGGCGATTCATTGAAACGTTTTTTATCGGAAATCTTTCCGGACCTAATAAACGAAAATAAACCGCGAGCTTTGCTTCAACGGTTCGGTCAATCAATGCGAGAATTCGACGAAGATGTATGGATTAAACACGCCTTAAATAAAGCGAACGGATCAAAAATCGTTATTACTGACGTGAGGCAGCCGAATGAGTACCTACGGTTGAAAGACTTAGGTTACGTAATCATACGCGTTGAATCTACTACTCAAAATCGTTTTAACCGCATGATGACGCTCGGCGATGTATTTAACGAAAATGATATGAGGGACGAAACAGAGACGGCCTTAGACAGTTACGACGTAGATTTTACGATAGTTAATGACGGTGATTTATCGATGTTAAGCGAGCAAGTAGACTTCGTATTAACGGAATTATTAAAGCGTCACAGTCCGCCATCAGGCGCATCATATCCGTCAAGTTGAAATAAATACGTACCACTCGGATATTTTTTATCGGTCTGCATTCGTCCGATAAATCCGTATCTCAACGGCAAACTTTTCGGCTCAATATCCGTCTTCGGAAGAAACGGACGGGCGGATGCGTATGACCTCTTATCGAATTTAAACGGCTTCACATTAGCGGGCGAGTTAACGTCAACTTTTCCGATAATAAGGCGTTTATTAATCGGATCATAGCCGACGAAAAGCTCGAAAGCCTCTTCGTTTTTGAATCCGAATAGCTTGCGCGCTTTGGAGCTGACGTATAAACGCAGTTGTTTATCAATCGTTATATAAGCGTCATGTGACGCAGAATCATTCGAAATCCATTCGAAATTATTTGTTTTCGCCATAATAGCGGCACCTACCTCTTAGCGTTACTTTAACGTTATTATACGCTATTACGCGAAATTGTGACAATAGGACGAGGAGTGACGGCGAATAAAAGTTTTCGACGAACTATGCGGAACTAAATAGAAATTAACGGAAGGTGGTCGAAATATGGGGACGAGTTCTTACGATAAATTATCCGGCGATCGTCGCTATTCCGCACGATACGCGCTAGACAACGCAAACGGCATCCGCCTTCTCCTCGCAAATTATAACGCGCTCAAGTCTCGCCAGTACGTCGGAGACTATGACGCTACTATTATACTAATCGACCTAGAGACGGCAATCTCTACGGCAAATCTGACGGATAGGCAGCGTCAGGCGTTACGGTTAGTTTTCGAAGAGGATTTAACGCAGGCAGAGGCGGGGAAAAGAGTCGGCGTAAGTCAGGACGTAATCAGCCGATTTATTTCGGTAGCGTTAAAGAAAATAGCGGAAGTTTATGAGAATTGGGCGTGGCGAGACGAAGGGTATTCGTTATCGTGTCTTCATACGGTGGAGAACGCATGGTCCAGTACGACGGTGAAGTACGGAAATTATTACGTAACAATACGACACGGGAAACGGAGAGTGATTCGATAATGGGGAAAGAGTTGATCGGAAGTTTAGAGTTAAACCGTATTTATCAGATGGATTGTATCGAGGGGATGCGGTTGATTCCGGACAGTAGCGTTGATTTAACAATAACTAGCCCTCCTTATGATAATTTAAGAACGTATAACGGGTTTTATTTTGATTTTGAAAATACAGCTAAAGAACTGTATCGAGTAACTAAGCCTGGAGGTGTGGTTGTTTGGGTGGTTAATGATGAAACTATAAATGGTTCAGAAAGCGGCACTAGTTTCAATCAAGCGTTATATTTTAAAAAAATAGGATTTAATTTACATGATACCATGATATGGGAAAAACAAACTTTTACAGCAACTGGCGCATTAAAAACTAGGTACGCACAAGTCTTTGAATATATGTTTATTTTAAGTAAAGGAAAACCAAAAACATTCAATCCTATTAAGGATAGAAAGAATAAAGGCTTCGGTCGCAAGAAAAGTAGTTCAATTAGACAAAAAGACGGTAGTACAAAACCGATGTCTTCTCAAGGAAAGAGCTATGCAGAATATGGTCAGAGGTTTAACGTTTGGAAGATTAACACGGCAGTTTCCAAGAAAGAAAGACTTCACCCAGCTCCATTCCCTGAACAATTGGCACATGATCACATCATTTCCTGGAGTAACGAAGGAGACAACGTTCTAGATATTTTCATGGGAAGCGGAACAACTGCGAAAATGTCTTTATTAAGCAAACGTAATTATTTAGGTTTTGAAATAAGTGAAGAATACGTCCGCATCGCTAATCAACGAATTGAAAACGTAGCCGACGAAATTGCCGAAATGAAACTAACCGAAAGCGAGGCGGAATAAATGGAGCTGAAACATCCTAAAACGAAATTTAACGAAGCAGTAACGGATTTAATCGAACGAACTAAATCGGGCGATCCCGAACTACTCGACCGTCATAAACGTATTAAGCAAATCGACGAACTTATCGAAAATTACGTAAGGGAAACGGACGGCAAGGTCCCGGAGCCTTACGAGTTGGAGCGTTTAGGTTCGTTGATATTACGGGAGGAATTGACGGACACAAATCCACATAAAGCGAAACATGAAACTGAGCCAATATTAAGTTCCGAACAATATGCAAGAAGGACCGAAGGAAGACATCGGAAGAAGGATATAAACGGTCGTCAAGAAGTAGGTTTTAAATCAACGATAACGATCGGAGTAGATGGTAAGGATTATCGAATACCTATTCGAAAGAGTAAAGACTAATATTACATTTTCATTACAAATACACTCCGGATACCATATTTTTAGCTGTTTAACGGCCTATATAGTGAAGGGTAATTTTTAGCTCGCTTCGGCGGGCTTTTATTATGTAAAAAAGGAGACGATACAATGGCGAATTTAAAAGTAGTCAATTTCGATACTGGCGAGGATATGTCCGAAGTTTATACGTTAAGACACCGTAATCAAGACTACGCATTTAAAGGTATTCAGAAGGGACGAGGTCGCGATTTTACCTCGGCTAATATGGAAACTATTCACGAAGTTTACGGCGCGCTAACGACGGCACAATGCGGGTATTTAATGATGTTACAATGCTACGTAAGCTATGACGGAGGGCCTCTAATCAATCCCGATAAGACCCCGATGAAGAAGTCCGATATGAAGTCGGTCCTACAGCTCGATAGTAAGCCGCGAACATTCTACGATTTTTATAAGGCTTGCGTTAATCACGGAGTTATTCGCGAGAATCAGGACGGAACTTTTTCCGTTAATGAACGCTATCATTTTAAGGGGCAATTCGATGATCAGTACGTTATTAAGGCGTACACTACGAAGATTAAGCGCGTTTATCGCGAAGTAAAGGCCGCAGACATCGGATTAATTTACCGTATGCTTCCGTTCGTTCATATGGAAACGAATGCTTTATGCGGAAATCCATTCGAAAAGGACCCGTCCAGTATATCGTGGTTTAATCGGAAGGAGCTTGCGGAAGTTATCGGAGTAAATCCGGACTTTCTTGGGCGTAGGTTGCATAATATGAAATTCGATAAGGAATACGTAATAGCACGTATTAAAGTCGGCAAAGAGCCTGAAAGATATGCGTTTAATCCGAAGGTTTTTTATCGTCAGAATAAGACGCCTGATCCTACGTTGCAAGCGATGTTCAGCGTTAAGCGTTAGGGAGTACGACTTTATTCGCACAAAACAGGGTAAAAGTACGACTTTATTCGCACACTCGAAAAGTAGGTTGACGCTTACGGGCGCAAGGGATACAGCGTTTTTAGGCGCGTAATTATTTCTTAGTCTTTGTAAATACAAACATTGCGCCTATCATTTCGCTACGCTACATTCGGCGCCATCTATTATTAATAAAGATATTCGATAAATACACCTATCGATAATAAGTGATATTAAAGAAGGCGTGGCCGTTAGGCTGCGCTATCTTTTTGTACTTTTTTTATAAAAACTTTGCCTCCGTTATACATACTTTACGCCAGTTGTTATCCTTATATATGAGAGACGTAAATAATAGCGGACTCACCTCCGCAATAACCATAACGAAAGGAGTCCGATACAATATGGCGTTAAAACGATTGAATGCTGAACATTACATCGCAATTCAACACTTAAGCCTGCCGAAAAAAGGCGGCAAGACAGACGAAGAAATAGCGGAACTAGCGGGAGTAAGCC